AGACTCTCCACCCTTCGCCATTATGTACAATATGCTCAGGGGTGCGCAGACATCACAGGATGCCATCAATAATGCAGAAATGATGGGCTTTAAATCAAAGCCATCACCTGATGGCAAGACTTTCTTGATTGAGCGTGGCAAAGAAAAATACCGATACGACCCTGAAAGCATGTTTACCGGGTTTGTTGGCTCGATCAGGCCGACTGCTCAAACAGCGGGAAGCATGATTGGCGGCGCTTTGGGCATTGCGGGTGGGCCTGGCGGGGTTGTGGCGGGTGGATCTGCTGGGGGCGCCGCAGGGGGGCAGGCAACGGATCTTATTGCTGGCCTTGCTGAGCCACGTGGCACAACTTTCGCGCAAGAGGCTGCGCAGGGCGGTAAGGATGTTATACAGAACACGGAGGCGGCATTGCTTGGAGACATTACTGGCCGCGGCATTAATGCAGCCGCTGGAGGTATATCGCAGGCTCTTGAAAAGCGGGTTGCTGATAAAGCCATTCGGGCCACCGAAGCGCCAGCAGAAATGCCCACCGAAAAAACCTATCAACAATTAGTTGATGCCTTAAAAACCGGAAAGACTAAGCGAATTGCCCCCAAAATTCAGCCCAATCTTGAAATAAAGCGCATGGCCGAATCGGAGGGAATTGATTTAAACCCCTCGCACTATTCAACGAATCAAGTTTATGTTGAGGTTGAGCAGGCTCTGAAGTCGCGCTCCGGCTCACTGCTGAATACTCGCGAGCAACAAGCCATCTTAAAAATGGGCGAAGCGGCAGACGATATCAAAAGCAATCTGGGGTCCATGGGCGATAAATCGCAACTCAACTCAGACTATACGGCAAAGGTTTTCGATGCCATTGATGGCATAAAAAAGCAAGAAGGACCTCTTTATCAGAAAGTGGCTGACGCCATCCCCGCTCAGACAAAGGTCAATCCCCGCAATACGCTTGCCTTTCTGCAGCAGCGTATCGATGAATTGGGCGGCAAAGAATTTTTGACGCCTGAAGAGCGAAAGGTTTTTGCCCGCTTTGAATCCGGCAAAGTCAATCATGCATTGCTTGACGAAACTCGCCGCCAGATTGGTGAGGGATATAACAAACAAGGCCCCTTTAAGGATGCCTCCGATCGATTGCTCGATGGTCTTTATGGCTCGATGACCAAAGACCAAGAAGGCGTTGCCAAGGTTTTTGGCTTGGATGATGAATATCAGATTGCCAAAAAATTGACGCAACAAAGAAAGTTTATAGAACAAAGTGTCCAGGACATTTATGGCGCCAAGGCGGTCGAGGGGGCGAAATCAGGTTTCGATCTTCAGCTATCTGCCAGACTGGATGGGGCTGTTTCAAAGCTCACCAAGGGCAATATAGCGGACTTCCGCCGAACTATTCAGCTGGTCCCTCAGGATATGCGCCAAGAGGCTGTGGGCACCTCATTAGATGCTTTATTTACCAGTGGCGCCCGCAATAAAAATAATTCGATAGGGCAGGGCTTTATCTCCGCCTATGAGCAGTTGAACAAAAATCAGCAGGCCAAGGCGGAGCTTTTTCAGTATATCCCCAAGGCAGAACAGGAGCGTATCGACAACCTTTATCAGGTAGCTAAAGGGATTTATGGGGCCAAACGTTGGGAAAATACCTCGGGGACAGCAAGGGCCATGCTGGCGGCCATGGATAAGGATCTTGGCCCCTTAGAGAAGCTCTACGGCCTGGCCAAGCAAGTTGGGGCTACCGAGGCGGCTACATCAAGCCTGGGGGCGCCCGGTGTCGGTACGGCGGTTACATTGGCCTCAACGGCCATGGCGGCAAAGAAGGGGGCAGCAACCAAGGCAGCAGATGAATTTATTGCTTCGCCGGCCTTCGAAATGGCTTTGAATCAGTATGCCAGGGAGAATAATGCCAGGGCTTATCAACTGCTCTCAAAGAGCAAGCCCTATCAGAAATGGCTGGAAGCACAGCCGGAGCCTATCGCTTCCAGGGTGGGATCGATGGGCTTTTTTGCTTGGCTCTTTGGTCAGCCCAACCCGCAACCGCAGCCAGCAGAACAATCTTCAGCGCCAGTGCAATCCATGGAGCAACAATAACCCAACTCATACAATTTCCCAGAAGTCTCTCGCTGTGAAGCGATATGGAGTACCTAATGGCTTATTATCCGGCCAGTTCGTTCGTTCCGCAATTTTTTACTGATCCAGGGGTTCCCCTCGCGGGCGGTACGATCTCTGCGTATATATCCGGCAGCTCAACGCCAACACCGATGTATATTGATAATGCCGGTACCTCTGGCGGCGTATCTATTACCCTAAATGCCCGCGGTGAGCCTCAGGTTTCCGGCAATACGGTCATTATCTGGCTGGATTCCGCCTTAAGTTATAAGTTCGTTTTGGCTGATGCATCGGCTATTAGCAAATGGACCATTAACGGCATCACCAATATCAATTATTTGATTTCAGATACCACGAATGTGGCCAATGGTGATGCATTGGTTGGGGTAAAGCGCACCCTAACGGGCGCTATCGCCACCACTTTGCATAACTGGCTAGAGAAACAGTTCGCCAACGTTCAAGCAGATTTCGGCGCAACAGGTAATGGCACAACCGATGATACGGCCGCCATTCAAGCCGCCTTAACCGCTTCTCAATATGTCTTTTTCCCGCCAGGCACTTATAAAGTCACGGCTACATTAACAGCACGATCTGACTCTTATTTGCTGGGCCTGCATCCCGAATTATGCCAACTCAAAAGAACAACCGTTTATGGCGATACGATCACAGTCGGTAGCCCCGGGACTCACGCTGGCTCAATGACCGTTGAAGGCCTTTGGTTTAATCATACCTATACGTTTAACAATGGGTCTACCTATGTAGCCGGTACATCGACCAGCATTACGAATAAAGACCCTACCTCAGTGCATCTCGCCATTAATTATGGTCAGAATGTCCGCATCAGGGATTGCTGGTTTTACGGCATTGGGTACGGGATTGAGTTTTTAGATTCGACAGTGATGTGGATCGAAAGGTGTTTATTTAACGGGATGTGGGATGCGAATGTTTCTGGGCTCCAGGATACGACCGCGGGGATCTGGCTGCATACCTCCTCATCGGCTACACGCTGCGGCATTCTGAATATTACCGGCTGTCATATTGCAGGTTATGGCGCGGCCGCGGCAACGAATGTCACTACTCCGGAGGGCGGCGGTACCGGTAGTGTCATTGTTAGCAAGACATTAAATGCTGGCATGAAATACGGGGTTTATATTCAGTCCTGCGAACGCTTCAGTATCAACGACAATTATATTGGTGGTCAGAGTTCGCACTGTATTTATCTTTCTGCCGCGGCCGTAATTGGCCATGGCGCCATACACGACAACATGATTGATGGCGCTGCGGATTATTCTATTGTTCTGGAGTCGCAGGACAATTCGTATTTCCCCAATTTTATCAATATCCACCATAATACAGCCGTTGGATATGGCATAGAAAAAGGATTTCTCTGGGTTAAGGATACCAGCCATACCTATTCGGCGAATTTCATCGATGTTTCGGATAACGTGGGGCAATATTATTATCGCGCGCCCATGCGTTTTGAGAAGGCCAAAGGGATTAAGCTCGCTAACAACCAGTTTTCTGGGTACAACTCGGACCACGCATTAACGACCGCCAATGATCCTTATACGATGGCTGGTGCAGTGTTTGACGCTAGCTGCGTATTTGTTGATTGCTCTGGCGATAAATGGGGCGGCGCAATCAATGATCCCTCCGGCACAAATTATTGCAAATGGGGACTCTATTTCTACTCGACCACAAACAATAGTGCCAGCAGTCAAATTTCTGTGGGATTTGGATTAACGGGTGGCACGATCGTTGGCGGGATGGCGCAATTTTACCCCGTGCTGTCTGATAGCACCGCCATTGCGCCCACCTATACAAACAGCTGGGTAGATGCAGGCGCGCCTTATCTAATCGCAGGCTATTACCTGGATGGATTCGGTGTTGTCCATCTGCAAGGCTCGATCAAGAGCGGAACCATCAATACAGCCGCTTTCACGCTTCCCACTGGTTATCGGCCGACCTCAACATTGACCTTTGCGGTCGTTTCCAACAACACAATCGGTGGCGTGACAGTGAGTTCCGCCGGTGTTGTTACGCCCACGTTTGGGAATAACGCTTATGTGGCACTGGACGGGATTTCATTCAGACCGAATTAATGGGTGATGCGATGGAATTGTTTTTAAAACGTCAACCCAGCAAAGAAGGAGCTACGCTTGGCGAGCTATTTATTGATGGAAAATTAGGCTACGTTTTTCCATGTTATATATTTGCATATCCTATAAATGCATAATTCCTTAACATTGTATTTTTTGGCAATCCAAGCATAGGATGCCCCTGTTTTGTGGAGCGATCTAATCTCAACAATTTGTTTTTCGGTTATTTTCGATTTTGGATTTTTCTCTCCAGCGCTGCATCTAAGCCCCGTTAAAACGGCATGAGATATATTTTCTTGAATAGACATAATTTCAATATTTGAAATTCTATTGTCAGTTTTTATTCCGTTAATATGATTGATGGTTTCGCCTAAAATATCAGGCTGTAAAAATGCCATTGCAATTAATCTATGAGTAAAAAATAGCTTTGCCTTTCCATCTTTTGAAAGATGCGATAAATAATATCCATTGACGCTTTTTGCTTTCGCAAGAATTCGCTCTCTCACAAAAGAGAGGCATTTACGCTTTCCAAGTTTCGATCTATTAAGAGATTTTATTTCACCATTAGAGGATGCTTGGTATAAGCCAATATATCCAGGTATGTCTTTCCAAATAATATTTTCCATCCATTAATTATACGGGTATAGCAGAGAAATGGAAATTGTCGGAGTTAAATATTTTCAACTTGAGGAGCTTGTTGATAAACCCTATATCGATAAGTTTGGAAAAAATTCACAATGGTTTTTAGATAAAGCATTGGTACTTTGCCTTGATCGCATAAGAGAGGCGATTGGCCCATTAATTATTAATAATTGGAAAACAGGCGGTCTTTATCATGAGTCAGGGCTGCGTATGCCAACCGCAGAAACCGGCGCACAATTTAGCCAGCATAAATATGGAAATGCGTTTGACCTTAAACCTCAAAAAATCAGTGTTCATGAACTCTTTTATCATATCTACCACCAGCAATTTCTTTATCCGCAAATCACCGCTATTGAGAACCCTGAAAAAACTATGACGTGGCTACATGTTGATTCTAGATGGCATGAAGGCGACGGCATGATTATCGTGGAGCCTTAAATGCCGCTTGATCCCATAACCGCAGCACTCGATATCGGCGGGAAATTGATTGATCGCTTATGGCCTGACAAAGCACAAGCCGATGCAGCAAAATTGGAATTGCTCAAGCTTCAGCAGTCCGGCGAGCTGGCCGAGATGACCGGGCAGCTAGAGATCAACAAGGTCGAGGCTGCCAGTGCTAGCGTATTTGTGGCCGGCTGGAGACCCTTCATAGGCTGGACTTGCGGAATGGCACTTGTCTACACATTCCTGCTCTATCCATTGCTCCAATGGGTGGCTGCGCTGCTACAACCCAATATGCCGATCCCGGTCCTGGTCAACATGGATATGCTCTGGGAGCTTATGTTCGGCATGCTGGGATTTGGTGGATTGAGAACGTTTGAGAAGCTGAAGGGCGTGACAAAATAATATGCATAGAAAACCGCAAAATCTATGCATGTTTTTGGGAAATATATAGCAAAGTTACTGTGGTTTATCAAAAATCAGTAACTTTGCTATATTCAGCGACTGATTGCAGCGACAAGATGGCCCACCGTAAAAAAGCATGTACCCGTTTCCCCGGCCAAAACATGGCTTGCCTGTAGCGTTCACGGCTTCCGGCTTTATCGCCATGCTGCTTGAGGGCATAAGCCAGGGAGCAAAGTTTGAATGAGACCGCTTCGGCGAATCGTGTTTTGTTTTGCAATAGAGCGGTTTTATGATGGGATTTCAGGACTTCAACGCCACCGTTCATTTGCCGAACGATGTAGGCATAAGGATTATCGTTCCCAGAATGTAAACCCATTATCGCCATAGGTCTATCGAGATAGCTAAGACCAAATCGATCGCATAACCGTAAAGCCAAGTCGAAATCCTCGCAATACCTGATTCCTCTATTCCAACCGCCCACCTTCATCAATGCAGAACGCTTGACCAGGAAGGTCGGTGGAAACGCTGGGAAGCCACGCAGAAGCAATTCTACCGCACTGGTCGGACCGAGCTTGTACCAACCGGGGATAGGCTGCTCCGCGAGCGATTCGAGGTATTCCATGGCCCATGGGAAATTAATCCTATTACCTGGTAAGGTCTCATCAGGGCGGTCCTCATGGATTCGGCGCAGGTCAGCGATCAGAAAATCGACAGGCTCTACAGCAAGGATATTCTGTAGCTGTTCGAGCTTATCGGCAGGCCACCAATCATCAGCGTCGAGGTAAGCGATATATTCGGCGGTTGAAGCCTCGGAGCCTGTTTGGCGGGCTGCCGCGGCCCCTCCATTCGATTGCCTGAGAAATCGTATTGGCAGATCGACTGACAACTCGGCAACCACGGTCGCCGTCTCATCGGTCGAGCCATCGTCAACGATGATAATTTCAGCGGGCTGGACTGTCTGAGCTTTGACGCTCGCAAGCGCTCTACCTATTGTCCGGGCAGCATTGTACGCAGGAATAACAACGGCAATATTAAACACGGGCGTTCCCTCGATTTTTTGTTATACACCCCAGTACAGCATGCCAAGCTTTACGATGATCGCTATTGCAATAGCCGCGGCCAATGTTTCGAGCAGAAGGCGTGTGGCCGACACAGCATAATCCGTTTAGGGTTGTTGGGGATGAGCTTAGCAGAAAGTAAATGGGTGAATAGGTACAGAAACGATCAGTCAACATTGCAGTGCTCCAACGATCCGCCATGGTTTGGAGCGAGATTGACATCTATTTGAAATTAAACGCTAATTAATTGTGTAAATCCAGTCCATCATCGGCGCACAACAAAACCTATTAAGCTCGAATTTATCAGTGTTTTCAATCAATTAAAATTGTCCATTCGCCGCTTCGAAGCGGTTTATTCCTGTCTTTTCTTGCTTGTTTTTCACCATTTTTGCTAGTGTGGTGCTCCAGCAGTCCGCCAAACCCGATTCTTGGAGCACCCTATGGGCACAATAACAAAACGTAAACGCGCTGATGGATCGATAGCTTATCGCTATGAAATACGGATAAAACATAAGGGGGAGATAATATATCAGGAATCAGAAACTTTTGATCAACGGCAAATGGCGAAAGAATGGGGCGCGAAACGAGAAGAAAAGTTGAAGGCACCAGGCGGCATTCAAACGGCGAGATCAACCCATAACATTGAGCATATAATTAATTGGTATGTGGAAGTCTATGGTAATGGTTTTGGCCGCACCAAGCTGTCCCATCTCAAATTCCTAAAAAAATGCCCGCTTGCCAAGCTTTCCGCCCTGCGCCTTACCGCACAACAGCTCATTGATCATGTACGAGAGAGGCGCAAAGACGGCACTGGCCCATCAACAGTGAATAATGATTTAGTATGGCTTAAAAGCGCGTTTAAAGCGGCTAGGCCGGCTTTAGATCTGGATCTTAAGCTTGAGGTTATTGCCGATGCGGCGGCGTTCTGTCGCGAGCAGAAGCTGATAGGAAAGTCTAGATGGCGAGATCGTAGGCCAACTGAACAAGAATTAGCTCTTCTCCGGAAGCATTTCTCAAGCAGGGATGGCCGGGCTCGCATACCAATGTTAGATATTATGGAATTTGCGCGTGAATCATCAAGGCGAGAAGAGGAAATCACTTTATTGCGCTGGTCGGATAACAATGAAAAGGATTTTACCGGCATTGTACGCGATGCAAAGCATCCAACGGCCAAGGAGGGCAACCACAAGACCTTTAAATATACCTTAGAAGCCTGGGAGATTATGCAGCGTCAGCCCAAAATCTCTGAGTATATTTTCCCCTATAAATCTAAGTCTATTGGTGCAGCCTTTACGCGAGCCTGCAAGTTACTTGGGATTATAGATTTGGTATTTCATGACATGCGCCATGAGGCTACTAGCGGGCTTTTTGAACGCGGTTATTCAATACAGGAGGTTCAACAATTTACGTTACATGAGAGCTGGGCAACCCTCCAGCGATATACACATTTGCGGCCAAAGAATGTAAAACACCGTTAAGCGGCATTGTCTTGTGCAGCAGCTTGCATTCTGGCCCAATCCTTGCGCGCCAGAGCATTGATCTTGTCTAGGTATTCAGCTAAATCGATCACATGCACAAGATAAGGCGCTTTTTGTGAAGCTGGGTCATGTGAAACTGGGAAGGGTAGCTGCTGTAGCTTTGCCTTCCTTTTCGCCGTCCGCACATCCATCTTGAGATATTTTTCGCACATATCTTCAAGATTGATCTGGCTGGTATCAAATTCGGCCATCAATAAGAAAACTGTTTTCATCTCATCAACCCTGCATAGCCTTGCCGATTTCTGCTGCTGCACGAACTATTGCTCTACGGGCGGCAGCATTATTATCGTTTCCATATGGTTCGCTTGCTCTTATGCCGCAATATTCCCAAGCATCTATTGTTTCTTCAAATTGAATCCATAAATTTAATTTAATAAATAATCGAAACGCATCGCCATCATTGATGAGTGGATTCCACTTGGGGCCATTATTCCCCATATAGAGACTTTCTTTGCCGCCACCCATTTTAACAGCCCAAGCATCCGAATGGATTGGATAGGCAGCCGCCTTAGCCGCCATCTCCAACAATTCTCTATCGCTCATACTCTCTCCAGCTCATCGCGCGTCAGGAACATTATTCCGCACCGCCCTGCTGCTCAATAACCGCATGAAGTTTCCGCAATTCCTGCTGCAAATACGCTTCAGGCGCTGTTTTTGCTTCGAACCACAATCCTTCATCTTCAGCCTGTTCTTGCACGAGCGCTATAATTGGGCATGTAGGTGTACCGCCCTGCCGCTCGGGTGAGGCTTCGAGCATTTCAGCACGATATTTATCAGCCCGATTAATTGCTGACCGGATTACATTGGCAACTGCGAATTGATCCAGCCCATGAAATAGCACGTCGATCTCTTCGCCCGCCCAATCTCGAATCACGTCATCGTGAATTTCTGGCACAGCCGGCGCTGCGGGGATGGGGTGGGTGTAGAGTGCTTGTGATTCTTTTGGCTTCTGCCCATTCCATTCGATGTGTGAATTGCGCCAGACTGGATTTCCTGAAATTGGATCAGTGAAACGATATCGGTAAGCAGCCGGCTCACTCTGCCCCGCAGCACGCCGAGGACATGGAATGCATCGTGTTTCATCGGTAGGATAATCTGCGGGCGGACAATCTCCGCATAGCACAGCAGCGGGCTGGCCGGGCTCTGGCTTGCGTCGATTAATCGAAAGAATGCACCATCCTGCAATCAACCCATAGATCGGTCCGGATAGCTTATAAGTGATTTCCGCCTGCACTTCTAAGCCAGTGTATTGTAGAGGCGCTCCGGTTTTCATATCAGTACCGCTGAACTTTGTCTCACGCAACAGCACTCTATCGCCGACACTAAAATCTCTATCATCGAGCCGAATTTCGAAGCTTTTTTCTCCACGCCATACGGCCTGAAAAACTTCGGGGTCAGTTTTTAATTCGTGCTCGCATTTTAATTCACCCATGGTTCGACTCCGGCAGCGGGGCGGTTAATGGATTTGCTATGGCAGCCAACATCCCATAAGCAAGCATCAATCCATTAGATTCTTTCTCGCTCAACCCTGCTCGCTTTTCCATTGATTTCAGTTGCTCTAAGAATTCTTGTGCGCATTTAGCTTTTGCATCCCTCTCAGCCTCAGCCAGCCGCTGCTCCAAATCAACTATTTTTGCTTCTTGTTTGATTGAAAATTCCATTTCTCCGCTTTCGGCATTAGCAAGTCGCTTTCCAAACTCGGCGCAAACCGTCTCCAACTTATCTTCATCCATCGAATAGGATCGACTCCATTTTCCAATTACCGCAACGGCTTTAATCCGCTCAAACAATCCCCGCTCAGCTTGGCTCATTTTGTTTCCTCAATCGATAAATAGCTTTTTGCATGCCGGGCAGCCATAAACTTTCATAGTTTCATTATGATAAAAAGTGGAGCGCTCTACCTTTATCGGCAGCTCATAAAAATCACCGTTCTTGCCTTCAATAGTTTCCTGTCGTTCGGGAGACCAGCCTGTTTCATAATTACAATGCGTACAGATCATGACTTCACCTCCGGTGCGCTGGCGATGGCTTTCTCTGCCCTGTGATACGCACATATGAAATTCCCATAAACCATCGGGCCATTTGGCATACAATCGCCGCACCCATGATCAAGATAGCCTTGTGGTTTATGCTCAAGAAGCCAGATTGCGCGCACAGGAATGGTTATAAAACCCTGATCATCGGTCTGCCCCTCCAGCGCATCGATGTGGTCGAGGAGGACTATAACTGTAGATGAATCCCAGCTGCGATAACCAGTTGGCCTAGCCATATAATCTTGGCAATTCTTACGCAACTTCTCGCGCTCGGCCTTGTTCATTTTGCCCTCTCATAATTAATAGTTACTATCTGCCTGAGCTTCAATTTCTTCAGAGTGCGCTCTGACGGCCGATCTTTTTCACCCGTCGATAATCGAAGCAAATAACCTGGATCGATACTGAGCACGCGCCCCACGGCTCTCAGCGAACCATGTTGCGTAATCAATTCATCGATCCGCTGCTTTAGGGTCATCATTCCTCTCACTCAGGGCGCAAGGGTTGGTTATTTCACGCTGATCATCGGTAGCGGGCTTCCGCCCATGACTTGCGGATACTTGCCATCCCATTTCTCAATGCGGCGCAATTCGATCAAGCCAGGACTATTAGAGAGTGCTTCAGCTTGAATTTTGATTGCCTGCGCCTCGGCAGTCGCCATTGCCAGTTTTGCCTTTGCTTCACCCTCGGCCTTCGTTACGTCGATTTCTGCCTGAGCGCGGGCTGTAGCGACTTGGTTTTCTCGCTGTTGTGCTTGCTGTGTTGCAGTAATTTTTGCATTGATTGAAGAGGTGACGGTTTGTGGTAAACGCAGATCACCTATCCAATAAACTTTTTCCACTTGTATACCTATATCCTTCACTTCCGCGCGCACCATTGTCTCCACCGCGGAAATCAGATCAGCCTTACCAACGCCATATACATCCTCGATCTTGCGGGTACTGGCTGTCTTTACAAGTGCATCACGAACCATATTACGTAAATAGATATCTGTGATCTCATCGACGCCCTTGCGGTATTTCTGAAACACGAGGGCTGCCTTACCGGGTTCAATGGCATAGGTAATACCGATATCAGCATTGACCGACAGGCCTTCGCTCGTACCAAATGTCAGAGATTCATTTCCGCGTTGACTTGTTTCAGCCCAGACATAGTTTTGGCTGAAAGTTGGGAACAGATATAAATCTTCGTTCCAGCCAATCCAGTAACGCCCCGGTGATAGCTGTTCGGTATCCACACCCTTTGCGCCACCGAGTAGATAAACCTTGATACCGACATTTCCAGCTGGCACTTTGCTGCATGCCGAAACGAAAATAAGGGCCGCAACAATCATTGTAATTCTACTTAGAAGTTTCATTGGTGGTCTCCGGTTTTTTAAAGAATTGTTTTGTCAGTTTGATAATTTTTATGATGCCCAGAAAATTAACTATTGGTGCAACTACCAGAATAAAAAAACCAGCAATTACAGCCTCATAACTGCTGGCAGAAAACAGCATTGGCAATACAGAGCCAACCAAGAGCATATCTACCGCAACGAGCAAAATTATGTATAAGTACAGCTTCATCATTATCTCCAAGGCCCATACCGGCGCCGCTAGACCCGGGAAGGGTTAGTAAGCAATGCTCACATGCGGTATTTCTTTCTTCGCAATCAGCGTTACAACCTGCTTGGCGCATTCTTCAGTAACGCCGCCTTTGATGAAGGCTTGCAGTGCTTCGTTGTTGATTTTGGCAGCATGTTTCTTGTTGGCTTCGCGGCGAGCCAGTTCGGCGGATTCGCGCTGCTTGGCGGCCTCCTGTTCGCGCTTGATTCGGGCTTCGGTTTCCTTGATAGCATTCTCTGCATCGATTTTGGCCTGTGCCTCACGGCGCTCAGCGTCTTCTTTTTCTTGCTGCGCTTTACGAGTCGAATTGTCGGCGTCAATCAGCTTCTGCTGCTCTGCTGCGCGCTCCATGGCTATGCGATTGGCTTCGGCAACCCTATCTGCTTCGGCTTTCGCCTCGGCCTCCTGCTGGGCCTTCAGAGCGGCTTCCTGGCGAATCTTTTCCTCGTGCTCTGCTTGGGCCTTGGCTTCGGCTTCAACACGTTCCCTGGCTTCGCGTTCCTCCTTCTGGCGGCGGAGTTCGGCAAGTTCTAACTGCTCGGCATCGTATTTGGCTCTGGTCTCAATGGCTTCCTTAATATCGGTAATCGCGGCCGCATGCGCCTTAAGAGCCTCGGCACGAAACTCTTCCCAAAACTGTTCAGTCATTGGCTGCGTTTCGACTTCAGCAAGCCGATCCCGCATGACATCGAGGGGAAGAGAGCCCCAATTATTTTTGGTATACATGCCAACCTGAAGCAATTCAGCAAGATCAACCTTGTGCTTTTCGACTCGCGCCTCTTCGGCAATCTCCCAGTCGGTCAGCGGCTTCCGGCATTCGTCCTGCCAAGTCTGCAAAGTATCCTTGGCATAGTTCCGCGCCCTGTCGATCAGGTCGGGGATTTTCTTCTGGTCGTCCTTCAGGTCTTTGCCGATTTTATCGACGGCGACTTTCACCTGGGCCACTTTATGGGCGAGCGAAGCAATAGCCTCTCTTCCCTTTTTCGTGGAAACATCCGGCTTATGCTTGTCGATTTCGACCTTGACCAGCTTCAGATAAGGCTCCAGCGCGTTCTCGGTTGTGAACACGGCCAACGCCTTTTCCGGCTCGATTACAATCAGCTCCTTGAGTTCGCTCATGCTGCTTTCTCCTTCAGGGCAATAACCAGTTGATCGACCTCCTGCAAAAATGCCTGCACTTCACGCTCAAGCTCTACAATCTTCAATGAGTCGCGCTGGACTCGCTTGCAGAAGAACGAGAGGTTTTCTGGCATACGGGGATCATAGGAAACAAAATCGCACCAATTCCGCCCCGTGCAGGCCATTTGCCACTGCATTTGCAGTTCATACTTCGTCGGCACGCTTTCGCCGAGAAGCGTTTCAATATGTGTGGCGGTATTCGGACATTTGATTTCCAGCAATCCATCATCACCCACATATCCATCGGGAGACGCGCCACTCATAGCGATTCTGGGGTGTTCGACAAAGGCAACCTGAACAACATCGCAATCCTTATCAAACTCATAGGCTGCGCGCGCCAAGGGCTCCTTCTCGATACCCCACTGCATGGCGCCGCTCGAATAGCTTTCTGCTGGCATACCGGTTAATCGCTCGGCCACTAGCTGGGCACAATAGTTTGCTCTGGATGCACCCCAACCGCTTTTTGTCTTGGCCATCAGGTCGGCTATTCGGCTTGCTGTAACCTTGCCCACGCGCATAGCTAACCATTCGGGGGAGCCTTGAATAATCTCGGTCATTTGGATGCTCTCTTTTTCTCAAGGGCCGAAACAGCGCGGTCATAATCTTTGGCTTTGATCAGACCAATTTCCGCGGCGCCAATGTATTTGAGGAATTTGGGAATATCGGCTTTAACTTCGTCGGCCAATGCCTGAATGTTCATTGCCTGGTCATCGGTAATCAGGCCGGCGCCCTCGGACTTTATGCCATCATCATCCTGGCCTTTTACTGCAACACCGGTTGCGGCTAGCAAGGTATACCGCTGCAAATATGTTACGGTTGAACCGATGGCCTGAATGCTGTTCTTCCCGCCGGATTGATCGGCAAGCGATTGCATGGGTACGCGCTCGCTGTGGCCGAGAACATGTGTGAGCACGCAAGTAACGCAGATGATCCCACCTGCTTGCTGTTCAACATCCCAACGATGACTAAGTCCGTGTACCGCCAAAGCCTTGCCAATTTCCGAAGAAACATGATCAAGTGTTGCATGATCATATTCGGTGATACCCCGCTGGGTATCGAACCGGACATGCTTGTTTTTGGTAAGCTCCGGTGGATTTGCTTTGAATGCGCTCAGGGCCACTACAAACGCCTTGCGCGCTTCGTTCTTTTCCCATCTTTCCTGCAATTCCATCAGCTTTTCTAGCTTCGCCAGATCAGCGTTTTGCTCGACAGCCAGCTGCAACATATAGGCAGGCGTACCAGCTAATGGATTTGGCTCTTGATGGATCACAAGCCGACTCGGTTGTTGTTCAACTGCTGCTAATTCTTTCATTTCTTCATTCTCCGCTTAGCCAACTCCACAACCCCACGCCGAGCCTCAGCCCGCTTATTCGCTTCGCAGATACAGATAACATTCCCTACGCGAAGTTCGGATATCCAGTGGTTGTTTGTGTCTTTGTAGGTTTTCATGCTGCATTCCCCGACTCATCCCGAATCAACTTCCTCATATCGTCCATAATCGTTCGGATGAATTTGCGCTTTCCGCTTTGTGTGAATTCGTCGTCGCTGTCTTGAGGCAACATACAGTTGGAATCAATAACCGGCTGACCGCTGAAGTTCAGAACAAGTACCCGAACACCACCCGGTATAGAATGAAGTCCTGCGCTATACGGAGTACGTTTCATGACCTCAATGGCCAAATCCCACAACTCTTGCCTGTCATCCTTTGGCTTCATAATTCGCTCCATGAAATCTTTGTCTGAGAGTTGGGTGATGTTCATGATTTACCTTCAGCCTTTGCTATGGCCGCCTCAGCAGCTTCCTGCGCTCGATCCCAGCCGACCCCATATAAGTCACCATGCGAGTGTCGAATGTATTTCCAGCCGCTTAACATATCTTTGAGGGCGGCCAAGAGTTCTGGCGCAGCCATATTTTCAGGAGTTGCGCGGATATATTTCACGTCGTACTCATTGATTTTGTCCGAGCACCACGTGGTATCCTCCCAGTTATACGGAAGGTCATCCTCTTCGCATTGCAGATAAATAACTTCTGGCGCATTCATTCCCAATCCCCAGCGATATCCTGCGCAATATCTTCTAAGACTTCATAGGGAAGGTCAGCAGTGATTACCAGACCTTTCCAGCTGACAGAGGTGACTTCAATTGATCCTGAACCCACATCAGGTTCTCTGTTATGCCGCTCGAAAAGCACGTTGCATTCCTGCTCACCCAATACACCGAGGTCCAACTTGATTCGATGCGGCAACTTAAAGTTTTTTCCGTAAGCCAAGTCGGGGAGGACGGATTTTATGTTCATGACTCTTCTCCAAACTTGATCTTGACGCCGGCTTTCTTTAAGCAAACCATCGGTGTTGTATAACCTTCGATTGCATCAGCAAACAAACGCACGTCGAGGTGCATAATTGTCGATTCCTGCTTAACAGCATAAGCAAGCCACATATCCAGCGCCTGCCCTGCTGTGAGTTCTTTGCCTGTGGGGTCGAGGAATTTAGGCATGGCTATTTATCTCCAAACTCCATATCTCGATCAAAGAAAACGTCTTCCTCTTCCTCGATGGCGCATTGCAAATGCATTTCTTCGTTATCAACCATGGCAGTCAATTCATCTAATAAGATAGGCTTATCGCACCACGGACATTTCGGATATTTCATCTTCCCACCCCATCCGCTAATTAGTTGCCTTGGGCTTTAAAACGGAATCCTTTTATGCGGATTGCCTTCGCAAAATTCATTAGGGCATCTGCCGATAGGAAATCTATGCATACACACTCGGGCCGGCATTGGCGGATGCCGATACTGGTAATCCCACAGCGGGCTATCCGGGTCCATTTCCATTTCTTCAAGTTCATCCATTGCGCGGTCAAAGCAATCATCTGCAATTTCGCCCATTTCCTCTTCCCTCTATTCGTTAACCGTGATTAAAAATACGAAGCCATATGACCGACAAGGAATTAACAAGACATCAATCAGCAATGTAGTCTTATCGGCATTCGCTCATAGGCTTCGTCATAACTCTTTCAAACCCCTTCCCGAATGGCTCTGCGAGAGAGCCATTGAGGAATTAGTTGTACATTTCTGCATCGCGCGGAGATAAGATATTTCCACCATTAATGGCCATGCTGAATGCGAAACCGCAGCCAACAAATTTTTCCGCCGCCTCTCTATCCCATCCACCGTCACCTCGTTTTTGGTCCCAGAAGTCGCCGTTTTCTACGAGATAAGCAACAAGGTCTTCGGGTTTTTCAAATATCGGCGTTACCGGAGTTCCTTCGCTGACGGTTTCATAAACAACAAAATGCGTTGCCTCTTCTTCTGTCCAACTTTGCTCTCTGTAATATTCTTTATCGGGCGGACTTCCGTAATAATCGTGAAACCATTTTGCATAGTCATTGGGCGTAAATTTCGCAGCCTCCTCATACCATTCGGCACATGCCGTGTCGTAATCCTTGTCATACATCGGATGGAAGGCGTCTTTCTGCCATGTATGGCTGATTTGATCTTTTGAATATTTCGGATGTTGCCAGCCAGCCGGAACTTTTCTAATTTCTCTGCCCATTTCCTTCACCTCGTTATTAACGTTTAAACCGCTGCATTACATTTCCCCTAATCAACGAAACTCTGTTGCGAAATGTGTCAGGTGGGCGTAGGTTGTGTGGTTCTCTGGCGTAGCTCAGCAATTGAATTAGCCAGCCTTGAAGTAACAATACCAGATGTATTGGAGATTGCAATACCTTTGGTATTTATTTTAAAAAAATATCTTAGGTATTGGTGTATCTTAGTAACAGGGGAGGCCCCGCGGGGTGGGCGGGAAGAAGGATTGGGTATTTAGGAAAATAAAATGCTGGACGAAATAATAAATCGATTCAGGAATTTAGGCCCAGATCAACAGAAGAAATTCATGGATTTTATCATTGCTCGGACTGATCGCCCGCCCGCTCAAGAAGATCCAGAAACTTCAGAGCCTCCTGTTGCTGAGACAAAGAAAGGCGTCCAAGACGAATCTCAAACTCACGAATAGTTCTATTGGTGACTGAGCTTATATCTTTGGCCGTTTGCTGAATAGACGGCCGGATCAGGCTTGCATCAAATTCCATGATTTGAGCCAGTTGGATCAATCTATGTTCGGGGATTTGTCGATCGCCGCTAAACCAGCGCTGAAGTTGACCCTGATTAATTCCATACTCTGCGCAGAATCGATCTTGAGATAGGCCATCATGGCGAGCCTTATATAGCTGCCATTGTTTCCGTAGCAATAGCCCCTCTCTCTTCCTTTGTGGGAGGGGGATTAAGTCTAGGCGTGGCATGTAATTTTCTTCCAATCTCCAACATACATACTTGTACATCCACATCTTCTGCTCGACAAATACCAAAGGGCTTGATAATCTTCAATGCCAGAGGTATTATTTAAAAATGAAAAGCATCCATATCAAAGACTTTTGTGAGCAGCCTGGTAACAGCCAGCAAACTGCGGCCGACCTACTTGATCTTCATCAAACAGCCATATCGAAAATGATAAGGCGAGGTCGGCCTGTCTATCTGATTTTTGATAACAGGGATCGCTTTCTGCGCGCTGTAGAACGGCAGGAGCGAACTGTTGGCAAAAAGTCTAGGGGTTAGCCCATGGCCGACATCCTGTTCTGCGCCTTATTCCTAGCATCGACCGGTGTTACGACTCTGGCAATTTCAGGTCAGTTTGCACCATTTGATCGAATATTTGCTTGGCTCGCATGTTTGACAGAATCCCCAATGCAGCCGTGGTCCCTGACATTACTAACGAAAATAGTACCTGTGGATTATCAAATCCGAACATATAGAGAAGCCCGATATCCAGGGAGATGAGGGAAAGCAGCAGGCAGAACTGGCCGTTAATCGTGTTTCGGTGAACGCCGGATGCATGTGAAACGCTAAGACGCAGCGAGCAAATGAGATCAGGTAGCTGGGGTTGTTTTGTATTCATGGTTTTGAGGCCTCCTTGGCTAGTTGTTGTGGTGTTAGAGCTAAGCAGCATAGCCAAGAGCCTCTTCTTTAACAAATGGTCAGATTAACGCAGTAGAACTGCAAAAGATTGAACGAAACAGCCGTCCTTAGTGACGGTTTTATTTAACTCGCAGTCCGTCCTACAAGTAGAGTCAATTGAAATGCCATCGGTTGCAGCACAACAAGAAAAGCTGGCTTTGAGGGTAGTTCGTGAAGTGAGAGAAACACTGGCGGATGAACAGCTTGAACTCATTCCCTCGCTTTCTAAAGCCTGTTTTCGCTGCATTGATGAAAGTGGTTTGCAGGACAAATCGATTTGCTACGAACTGGAAATTGATCCGGGTGTTTTATCCCGAGCAAGAACGGGTCAGGCGAATTTTCCACCTGACAAGATCGATGCATTAATGGACTTGTGTGGCAATGAAATCCCGTTGCGCTGGCAGGCTTTGAAGCGGCATTACGGGCTGGTGAAATTGAAAGGTAAGCTCGAAGCCGAATTAGAAATCGAGCGCCAGAAGAATGCAGAACTCGAACTGAAATTGCGCCATATCGAAGAGTTTATGAGGGCGACGAAATAGCATATCTCCTCCTTGGGGGGCGTATCAGAAATGGTGTCATGGGAACTTAGGCCAATGGGCAATCCCAACTCAAAAGTTTAAGGATGGCATCATTTCTAATGCGGTGCGACGTGTGAAAGCGGGACACGGTAATAACGTAAGTAGCGCGACGGCTGCTTACGCCAAGAGCCTTGGATGCAACGCCATTGACCGTCGTTGGTGGCTCTACAAGGAATAAACGAGCAGGGGTAGCGTCCTGCCACCGCAGACCTACAAGTAAGGATAAAGCCAGGGAGTGGCGGCACTTAATTACCGAGACGAGTTATGAACATGACCTATACGCATATCTGCCTGCACTGCGGTCAAGACCTTCTAATGAAAGAGATCAACGCCAAGGAATGCTACCACGCAGAGTGCAAGAAGATCGTTGTGGCAAATGCTTCGCGGAAAGAGCGGGAGAGTAGTTTGCATCGGGCGAATTCGAGGGGTGGATTATGAGTTGGCGTGAATGGTTTGAGAAAGTCGCACTCGTTAACAGAGTCATTATGCCGGGCGGCGAAATATATAGTGTCTCGGATGCTGAGGAAGCCCGCTACCACGCCTTCAAGGCTCGCCTGATCGAAGAGCTGAATATTTCCGAACAAAAGATGGAGTGGAGGAAGATTGAGGGAACGGAATCGACGGGCGGTCATGGAATGCTCGAGCCGCATCCATCGGTTGAGAAGCCCGCCAGCCCGCGCCCCTGGTATTGAGAGGTGGATATGAGCGAATGGCAATTAATAGAAACAGCGCCGAAGAATGAATATTTTTTAGGATGGAGCTTGATTGACGATTTTCAAGTACTGATTACTGAAAGCGAGCCAGATGAAAATGGCAGAAGGTATTTCAGAAATGATGATTTTTGTCGTTACACCCCAACACACTGGAAGCCATTGCCCGAAGCCCCGGTCACTTAAGTGCGCAGATTATTGATATGACGCAAGAGCAGGAATATGAGTTCAGCAACCTTGTCGGCGAGCACCGAGCGAAACCGCTAGCTGACATTGATGGCATCCATTTGAGCTTTGAAGAGCTGAAGGAATTTGTTGAGCATCTTTGCCAAGAGGCTTATACGCGCGGTCTGCATAACGGGCTTGGTATCTAATGATCGACCAGCAGCGAGTATTGATATGAGCACAAAGAAATACTGCCAAGGTTGCAGCCTGACGGGCCATTGGAAAGGCCATGACTGCAGCAATGAAGCCAAATTTAAAGCAGGTGGCAAGGATTATTGCGGCCAGCATTTCTCCATAGCTACGTTTAATCCAGAGCGTTTTACGAAGGCTAGGGAGTTGAAGGCCAAGCAGGAAGCCAGGAATCGCGCCCGTTTAGTTTTGGTGAAATGAATTTGCATGGCATAGGGTCGCCGCTGCTTACATAGCCGCAATTAACGCGCGATCATTATAGGCAGCATCCCTTTCCGAGAAGTTGATATGGCAAGAATTAGAAGCATTAAGCCCGAATTTTGGACTAGCGAACAGATCGTCGAATGTTCGGCGAATGCTCGGTTGCTGTTCATCGGACTATGGAATTTTTGTGATGATTACGGGGTGCACCCTGCTTCTTGCTCGCGATTAAAAATGGAGGTTTTCCCGAACGACAAATTTGATTCGGCGGATATTCGGCGAATGGTCGACGAATTAGTTGAAAAGAAACTGCTCGTTGAATATGTCATTGAAAACGAAACATATTGGTTTGTTACAGGATGGGATAAACACCAAAAGCCAGATACAAAAACAGGGAAATGGCCGCGCCCAGATGGGACCATAGGAGGGAAAGTTCGGCGTAAGTCCGCCGATCATTCGGCGAATGGTACTGGAACAGACACCGATCATTCGCCCACGGAATTGGTTCTTGGTTCTTGTTCCTTGGTTCTTGGTAAAAAACCTTCTGTCAGAGACAAGTCTCTTCCATGCCCGCATTTGGAAATAATAACCCTATACAACGAAATTCTTCCTGAACTGCAATCCGTAATTCCTGAGAGGTGGGATGGGCAGCGAGCCAAGCATCTGCAGGCCAGATGGCGAGAAAGCCACAAACATCAAAATATCGAATTCTGGCGAAAATTTTTTACAGTGTTGCGCAATTACGGTTGGTATCTCGGCCAGAACGACAAAGGCTGGAAAGCAAATCTGGCTTGGATCGTCGAAAAGAAAAACTTTGACAACCTAGTTGAAAAATTCGTTTCCGATTCTCGCCGCTCAGGAACCGTAACATGAACGCACAAATTCCGCCTGATTACGATATCGCCCAACTCAAAATACCGCCATACAGCCTGGAGGCCGAGCAATCGGTTATCGGCGGCTTGCTGGTTCCGGGCAGTGATTTCGATGTGGTTGCCGATCTGCTGACAGACGATGATTTCTACAGCCCCGCACATCGAGTCTTGTTTGCCCATATCCAAGCGCTGGCTCATTCGGGCAAGCCGGTGGATGCCGTTACCGTTCTTGAATCGTTGAGTGAATCTGACTTGCAGCACGTAGGTGGGGCGGTTTACCTGTTCGACCTCGCCCGTAATACGCCCAGCACGGCGAATATCCGAGCCTACGCAGCCGCGGTTAGGGAGCGTTCGAATCTGCGTTCGCTGATTACCATTGGCGGCGATATCGCTGGCAGCGCCTACGATGCGGATGGCAAGACGAGTGCCGACCTGATCGACGAAGCGCAGCGGATGATCCTGGCCATTGGCGAGCGCACCTCAGAAGTCGGTGATATCCATGTCTCCGCATCGCTCAACGATTATATTAAAGAGCTTGAGCGCCGTAGTGGTTGCGATGGGTTGGTTGGCCTATCAACTGGGTTCCTGGACTTCGATAAGCGGACTAATGGCCTAACGCCGGGCGAGCTGGTAATCCTTGCTGGGCGCCCTGGATCGGGTAAGACAACGCTGGCCATGAATATCGCCGAGCACGTGGCGCTCCATGAAAATAAGTGTGTGCTGGTGTTCTCGATGGAGATGACTAGAACCCAGCTGATTGACCGGATGGTTGCAAGTGTTGGAAAGATACCGTTTGCGCTGCTGCGCTCTGGGAAGGTATTTGGGACGGAATTCAATAGCGCTGTGCTGCCTACGGCTAATCGCATTAAAAATTCAAAACTCTATATCGATGAGCGTGGCGCATTAACCGTTCAGCAGATGCGCACTGCTGCAAGGCGCCTGCACAAGAAAGTCCCACTCAGTTTGATTGTGGTGGACTATCTCCAGTTATCGCGCGGCAAGGGCGAGAACAGGGTCAATGAAATCACTGCGATCAGTCAGGGCCTAAAGGCGCTTGCGAAAGAATTAAATATTCCCCTGATCGCCATTTCCCAATTGAGCCGCAAATGCGAAGAACAAAAACGTCGGCCAATTAGTTCAGACCTCCGTGACTCTGGGGCAATCGAACAAGATGCAGATTCAATCCTCCTGATTTATCGCGATGAGATTTATAACCCTGATTCCAGCGATAAAGGGAAGGCGGAAATGCACTGGGCAAAATTGCGCAATGGCCAGCCTGGATTGGATTGGCTGCAAAGCGATCTACATTTATGCCGGTTTAATAATTTGGCCGCGCCCTATCAGTCTCAAATTGTCGAAAAGAAACCCACGAGGTTTGAATACTCATGAACTTCTACAACTCAGGCTATGGCTACGAACGCAGTGATCAGGGTTATGTGATTTCGCATGGGCAGGTTCCTAGCAAGAACGGGCATCACTACGTTGATGTTTGGTCAGCTTGGGACGATCTGCCACCGAATGGTCGCAAGATTAAGAACGGCTCGGAAGATTATTTCTATACCCGTCAATCGGCAGTGCATGCGTGTTCTGAGCATGCGAGGAAAGCGGCATGAGCTACCAACGAATGTTTCCGGGGGCGAGATGAAAAAGATTTTGGCTAGAATCTGCTTTTGTGCAGGCCCAGCGACAATACCGTTTTTCCTCTTCGCCTATTTGAATATTTATTTGGCGTGCATGTTATTTCTTTGTGTTTTTGTTATGGGCTGGCAAGTAACAGAATCGCATTCTGAACGGGGCGAATCATGAACACCTACGACACCGAAGTAACCGACAGCGCCAACCTCTGCCTATTTTGTGTAGTGGCATGTCTTGGCTATTTCCTGTGGTTTTGGTTTGCGGAGGGGAGGGTATGAGCGAATCGAGCGCAAAGGAAGCATTAAGCGCAGCCTTAGAGGTTTGTAAGAACCTCCATAAAAGAATTGCCGATTTGGAGCGCACAAACCTTCTCATGGCCGAGCAATTCAGGAAGCGCGACGGTTTTTGGCTTGCGCCAATGGCCGCGCCTGACCATTGGAGTATGGATAGAAAGGGCGAATATTATGCCATGCGGCAAGAATTGAGAGAGCGGAAATAAATGACCATTAGCCCCTGCGCCTGTATGGGTCCAATAGGCAACGACCCTGAATGCCCATGTCGTATGCGGGCGAAAGGATTGATGCCGACACCGATATGGACGCCTGAAGCAAAGGCGGAATTAAAGGCGGCGCTTGAAGAAATATTCAATCGCGAGCAGGCAGATAAATTCAAATTTCGAAAATTCGGATTGATTGATAAATCGTAGGGGCGCATATGAAAGATTGCTTGGTTGGAAAAACCATTATCAATGCAAAGATTGCCAATGATGACAAGGCAATTCTATTCGTAACTGATCATGGCGAAATTGTGGCTAAGGCCGATGGTGATTGCTGCTCAAGTTCGTGGATTGAACATGTTGAATTGCCTGCGCTAGGTTTTCCAGCAAAGGTTATTGAAGTTTTGGATATAGAAATGCCTAATGCGGCCGGCGCGGCAGACAATGAGGATGACTTATTGCAGATTTATGGATTAAAAATCAGCACGGACAAAGGTGATTTTGTTATCGACTATCGAAATGAGTCGAACGGATATTACGGAGGAAATCTTAGCTGGCCGGGCGATCATCATTATGGCGGTGTATACGGCCAAAACGATTCGACTTGTGAATGGGTGGGGATAAATGGCTAATCAGTCATGGAAAGCCCAAACCTGCGAGCAGCTACAGCAGTGCTTTAGATTCTTGGCTCAGTCTATGCCGGAAAAGGGATGGAGGATTACGTTCGAAGAATGGCGGGATAAGCGCAGCCTGAACGCCTCCAATCTTTATTGGCAATGGCTGACATTCATGGCAGAGCATTTTAGCCGGTGCGGTAAGAAATTCACCAAGGACGATATGCACGATCTTATGCGCCACCAATTTCTCGGGTATGAGGACAAGATTGTCGGCAGCACCAAAATAAGTCAGCAGCTTGCATCAACAGCGAATCTCGATACGAGCCAGATGTACCACTATATGACCAAGATCGATGCGTGGGCAGCAGATCATGGCTGCTTGCTTCCGCATCCGGCTGATGCCGAATATGCGCAATATCGGGAGGCTGCGGCAGCATGAAAAAAGAACCCATAGCCGTAATTGAGAAGCGACCACATAAAGATGTAATTGAGTTTTTAGAGCAAGTTCTTGCGGATGCAAAGAGCGGCGAGATAATTGCGGCCGTCATTATTTGCGGTCATAGCGATGGATGCGTTAGTTCAAGTTGGGCAGGGATTAAGAATTGTGCAACGCGATTGGTTGGCAAATTGTTTACGACTGCTACCGACATCGCCAATCAGATTAATGCGGAATAATCATGCGCATTTGTAAGGGCTGCAAAACAAAATACGAACCTATGCGCCCATTGCAGACTACCTGCTCGGTTCCCTGCGCTTTAACGCTTGTGAGAGCGAAGCAGGATAAACTACAGCGCAAGATCACAAGAGAGGCTAAGCAAAGGATCAAGACGAGAGCGCAATGGATGCATGAGGCTCAGGCCGCATTCAATGCCTATGTGCGTTCCAGGGATTTTGATCTGCCGTGTATTTGCTGCGGCAACTTTACGCCAGAAACGCGCGGCGGAGATTATGATTGTGGGCACTATAGATCGGTAGGCGCCAACCCCGAATTGAGATTTAACGAACTCAACGCCCATAAGTGTTGTAAGCGGTGCAACCAGTTTTTTAGTGGCAACATTGTGAATTATCGCATCAGCTTGTTAATGCGCATAGGCGAAGAAAAAGTGACATGGTTGGAAGGTCCGCATCCAGCCAAAAAATATACCATCGAAGATTTAAAGAATATCAAGGCCGAATACAAACAAAAGCTGAAGGATCTGGCTTCAAAACCTCACTATCCGGTTTAAGGAGTCAATTAAATGAGCAGATTAACTCGAGAAGATTATGCGGAAATGCGGCGGTGCAATGAGAGGCCAGGGGTGTCGCCCTCAATCAAAGCCCTGGAGCAAATGGAGCTGGACCGGCAGAAGAAGGAGTATTTTGCGAGGGGCGGGAGGATTTGCGGCGTTCCAGTGGGGACAAGCGCCTTTGTTTTCAGTAAGCCGCTGAGGACAAGTATTGCCGCGCCCGCCCCGAAAGATACGATGGGAATCAAAGAGGCGGCGAAGTATTGCGGTGTTTCTAGGCGTTGCATTGGGAATCATATTGTCAGGGGCAGCGGACCGGTATTCACAATGGCCAACAAGGCGAGGCGCTTCACAAAAGCCGATCTTGATACCTGGATGGCTTCGAGAAGGAAGGCGGCCTAATGGAGTTACGGGACGTAGATCGGCTGTTAGAGCAGTGGGTGTTGTGGTCGGCCAACCCTCTCGGGAGGCTGGATGCTTCAAGATCACGTTGGCAAAGCGAGGTTAGGGACGAATACCCAGAGATTGGCAAGCATGCTGAATATGCAATGGCTGACGATCAAACCATGTTGTTTGTTGATCAAACTTTGGCTGCCTTGAAGCGCGAAGAAGTATATGCCTATGTCGTCCTGATCGACACTTACCGCAATCATAAATTCTATCGACCGGATAGCCTGGAATTCGCCCAAAAAGCCTTTATGAATCGGTATGTTGAGGGTGTTGACAGTGCCGCATGAAGGCAATAATCTTTAACTC